AACCCCATCGTTGGCACAGATCGGAACCCAAGAACTGCCCGCCTACGACCTCACCTCGCGCTACGGCGCCCACACCACCTAGGAGAAAACCTTGGCTACATCCACCATCGTCCTGTCGAACGCCTCTGTCGCTATCGGAGCCGTCGACCTGTCCGACCAGGTTCGGTCCGTCACCCTCACGGTCGGTTTCGACCAGCTCGAAGTGACCGCCATGGGCGCCACCGGCCGCGCCTTCACGAAGGGCCTTCAGTCCGTCGACGTGACCCTGGAAATGTTCAACAGCTACGGCTCGTCGGAAGTCGAAGCCACGCTGTGGGACGTGTGCGGCGACGACGCCGTCACCCTCGTCATCTCGCCCAACGGCACCACCGAATCGGCCACCAACCCCGAGTACACAATCACCGGCGCCCACCTGTCCACGTTCACGCCGATCGTCGGCACCGTCGGCGAACTGTCGATGGTGAACGTATCGTTCGTGGGCGGCACCTGGGCCCGCGACATCACCAACCCGTAACCCAACCAGTTAGGAGCCCGACAGATGATTGGCTGGAACCTCAAGATCACGCTCGACAACGACAACGAGCATGAAGTACCCGTCACCTATGCCGTGGCCTGCGCCTGGGAGGATCACCACCCAGGCGAGGCCATGGAAACCATGATCCGCGATGTAAAATTCAAGCAGATCGCCTACCTGGCCTATCAGGCCTGCCTCAAGGCCAAGGTGCCCTGCAAGGCGTGGCCCGGCTTCATCGAGCAATTGGGCGACGTGGATTTCATCCCAAAAGCGAAAACCAAGGACAAGCAACCAGACTCATAGCATCCGTTTCACTTCGCACCGGCATCTCACCTCGAGAACTGCTAGACAGCCCTCATTCCATCGTGGCCGAAATGGTGAAACTATTGCTGGAGGAGGACGAGAAAGGAGCGACATGAAAGCCCAAGTCACCGGCCTGAAAGAAACGCTCCGCGACCTCAACAAACTGGACAAGGAACTGTCCAAAGAAATCCGCAAGGACATCCGCAACGTCGTCCAACCCTTGGCCGACGCAATCAACCAGGAAATCCCAGGCGGCGCACCTCTTTCCGGCATGAAACACAACGGCCGAACCGGCTGGAACAACCGCAAGAAAGTTGCCGTCAAGCTCGACACCCGTAAGCCCCGCAAGTACGTCGACCGGCCCGGCCGAATCGTTACGAATGTCGTCCGAGTCACCACCAAGGACGCGCCGACTGCGATCGTCGACATGGCCGGCCGAGCAGGCGGCAACGCGTCTCAAGCACCCGAGTCACGTCAACGACCCAATTTCGCGCCTGCCCTTACCGCACGCCTCGGCGCACCATCACGATTCATGTGGCGCACCGCCGAAGGCCAACTAGACGAAATCCAACGCAACATGATGCCCGTGATCCGACGCGTCGAGGACATTATCAACCGCGACCTCAAGAACACCTACAGGAGCGCGTGACATGGCAATCAACATTCCCATCGTCACCGAATTCGTCGATCAGGGCCTCAAGTCAGCCCAAGGCGCCTTCAACAACTTCAAGACCCAAGTCGGGCAAGCCGACAGCGCCATGGGCAAATTCAAAGCCGGAGGCACCGCCGCATTCGACGCGATCAAGGCCAACGCCGGAGCCATGGCCCTTGGAGCCGGAGCTGCGATCGCAGGCTTCGCCGTCAAAGCCGTCGGCGAATTCCAAGCCCTCGCCCTCGAGGTCGACAAATTCGCAAACGCTACCGGCCTAGCCGCCGAGGACGCTTCCCGCTGGATCGAAGTCGCGGGCGACATCGGCGTCGAATTTAACACCCTGCTCACCGCGTTTAATCGCCTAAATCGCGCGGTCGGCGACAACGCCAAAGGTTTCAGCGAACTTGGCGTCGAGATCGTCCGAACCTCATCGGGCGCCACCGACGTCAACGCGACGTTCCTCAAGACGATCGACGCGCTCCGCAAAGTAGACGACCCGGCCAAACGGGCCCGCCTCGCTACTCAACTTCTCGGCAAATCGTGGACCGAACTGTCCGAATTGGTCGAGATGGGTGCAGGGAACCTCAAGACCGCCCTAGACGACGTGTCAGGCGCCAAGGTCATTGACGAGGACGAAATACGCAAGGCCAAGGACCTGCGCGCCGCCCAGGACGCGCTTGGCGACGCTCTTGATGACCTGGTGCTCACTCTTGGCGAGAATCTGATTCCAGCGTTCACGAACGCCACACAGGCCGCCGTGCCATTCCTCAAAGTCATGGGCCAGGTCGCCGAAGTCACCCTGAAAGGCGCCGACGCCAACTCGTCCTACGCGGAACAGGCCAGCAAAAACAACATCCAAATGCGCACCGGCATCGAGCTCGCCAAACGCATTTTCAACGCCTTCGGATTGTTCACCGAGGAAGTCAAGGTAAACACGCTTGAAACCGGCCGGCTTGAGGCCGCCTGGAAAGACGGCTACCGTCAAATGATCATCGCCCGCGGCGGTGTCGACGAACTTACCAATTCGCTCACCGATGCCGATCAGGCCCTCGCGGAACTCAAGGGAGAAGTTAACGAACGCGAAGCCTGGCGAAACCTGCTTGACACTATCGAGGACGTACGCGCCGCGGCCCTTCGAGCTTTCGCCGAGGCCACACCACAAGCGCTACGCCAGTCCGAAGCCGCTCTTGACCGCGCCCGCGTCAAAGCGGCCGAATACGTCGCCGGATTGAACTCAATCCCACCAGATAAAAAGACCGAAATTATTGCATCTCTTAACAACGCAAACCTGGGCCAGATTGAGTCAATCCTGAACAACTTGGCCCGGACTCGCCAAGCGCAGATCATCGCGGAAGTGTTCGGCGGCACCCCGGTCACGCCCACTCCGGTAACACCCGGCTTGCCACCGTTCGCCCCCGCGCCCGGCGGCGGTGGCATCAAAGTCCCGACGCCTCGACCGCCAAATCGCCCGATCGCTGGCGCCTACTCCGCCGTCAACATCAACGTGGCCGGTTCGGTCATCGCTGAAAACGATCTGGTGGAAACGGTCCGTAAGGGCCTCGTCAACGCCCAGCGCAACGGCGCCGGCCTCGTCTACACCAACCGATGACCCTGCCCTGCCTTCCACAAGTCCGGATTCGGCTCGGTACCGGCGTCACGTTCGGCAACGTATTCCAGCTCGGCACCGTCGACGGCGAACTCGGCACCAACATCCTGGGCTCCTCCGCAATCCAAGTCATCGACGTGACAAACACCGTCCAACAAATCTCCATCCGGCATGGCCGCGACCGAATGTTTGAGGAATACCTACCCGGCGAAGCCGTTATCCAATTCCAGGATTTCACCGGCGACTGGAATCCCGCCAACACAAATTCGCCCTACTACCCGGACATCAAACCGATGCGCCAGGTCCAGGTCGTCACCAACTATCAGAACACCGAATACTTCCTGTATTCCGGCTACATCTGGTCATGGGATTACGAATGGGCCGACCCATCCGTCGACTATGCGCTCGTCACGATCCGCGCCGTCGACGCTTTCCGACTTTTGGCCCTCGCCAACATCACGACTGTCACCGGCGCCGCCAACAAGGACCTGCCCGGCGAACGCATCGACCTCATACTCGATGAGATTGACTGGCCGTCAACCGTCCGGGCGATCGACATGGGTGACACCGAGCTCGAGAACGATCCCGGCGACGAACGCTCTGTCCTAGAGGCGATCCAAACAATCGAAAACAGCGACCTGGGCGCGTTCTACATCGACCCAACCGGCAAACCGACCTACCTTTCCAGAAACACGCTGTCCACCCGCGCTTCGGGCACCGCCTACCAATTCGACGACACCGGCACCAACATCCAATACCAAGCCGTTGACCTGTCCTATGACGAAACAGAGCTCGCCAACTCGGTGACCCTCACTCGCCTATCCGGCCAACCGCAAACAGCCGACGACAGCGCCTCAATCGACGAATACTTCCTTCGATCCTACAGCCGATCCGGCCTAATGATGGAAACCAACGCCCTGGCACTCCAGCAAGCCAACCGGATACTGAACTACCGCAAACAACTACGCGTCAGAATTGACAGCCTCACACTCGACCTTTCATCGGATTCGACCCGCGTCGAACCCGCTTTGGCGCTTGAAATTGGTGACCCGATCGTCGTCACCAAGACCATGGCCGGCGGCACTTCGATCACCTTGCGGCTGACGATCCAGGGCTACAGCCACGACATCACACCCGACCGCTGGATTACGACATTTAGCACCGCATACCCTCTATCCACCGCCTTCGTACTCGGTTCGGCTGAACTGGGTATCTTGGGCACCAACACCCTCTAGGAGACACACATGGCCGGAGCAGGCTTTAAAACATGGGTCGACGGCGACATCCTCACCGCCGCGGACGTCAACACTTACTTGATGGAGCAGGCCGTCATGGTGTTCGCAGATGCCTCGGCCCGAACCACTGCCCTGACCGCACCATCCGAAGGAATGGTGTCCTACCTGGCCGACAGCAACGTCGTCGAAGTGTACACCGGTGCCGCCTGGGTATCGCTTGACGACCCCAACGCGATCCAAAACTCAATCGTGGACGCAAAGGGCGACCTAATCAGCGCCACTGCCGACAACACACCAGCCCGATTGGCTGTCGGCACAAACGGCCAGGTTCTTACGGCTGATTCAGCCGAAACAACCGGCTTGAAATGGGCAACACCATCAGGCGGTGGCCTCGTCTTTATCGCCGGAAGCACAGTGACCGCAGGAACAACAGTTTCCTTCAACAACTGTTTTTCCAACAGCTACGAAAACTATCGCATCGTTTTCAACGCTGTTGGAACAAGCAGTGCCGGAGAAATCCGGCTACGTTTGCGAGCAAGCGGCACAGACGCCACCACAAGCGACTACCGCGTGCTCAACCTTGTGTTTTCGACAAGTTTGAGCGCAACCCGCGGAACAAACGACTACGCAAAACTCGGCGCATTGTCAGACAACCTAAAAACCGGATTCGCCGTTGATGTTTTTGCCCCGTTTGTAGCAGACAGAACACCATTTTGGTCGCACAGCCAATGGGCCCCAGGCGACCTGTCAAGCAACGAATACCTCATTTTCAGTCACGAACACAACCTGACCAACTCGTACGATGGATTCACTATTTACCGTGCATCCACCGGAACATTCACAGGAACGATCAGAGTCTATGGATACCAAAACTCCTGAAATTATCGAAGTGTTTGCCGATACTGGCGAAACCATCGTTCGACCGGCCACACCGGAAGAAATCGCCCAAATGGAAGCCGAGCAAGCCGCTTACGCAGCCGAACAAGCTGCAATCGAAGCACAAAAAGCAGCACGCCAAACAGCTCGCCAAAACGCAATTGCAAAACTTGATGCGCTCGGTCTGACCGTGGACGAAATCGAAGCCCTGCTTGGCACATGAGGCCATACACCGGAGCCACCGACCCGGCCAAGGGTGCTCGAGCAGGAACCAAACGGTTTCAAGACCTCATGGTGTTCCTGTTCGGCATGAAGTCGCTCGGCATCTACGCGAACCGGCCCGTGCGTGGCGGGACCGGCCTGTCGGTTCATGCGACCGGCCGCGCTTGCGACCTCGGCGGCACCCCGAAACAGATCAAGGAAGCGATCGACTTTCTCTACGCGTTCCGCGATCGGCTCGAGGTGGAGGCCGTGCATGACTACCAGGGTCACTGGATCGCCACCCGCGGATTCGGAGCCGCGTACCGATGTAACCGTGACCGCGGCGGCAAGCTGTCCGGCTGGCGCGTCTACAGCCAACCGACGATCGGCAAGGGTGGCCCGTGGACCCATTACGAGATAAGCCCTACCATGGCATCCAGCCCCGACAGGGTGGACGCCACGTTCACCGCAATCCTTGATCACATTGCGAAAGCCCTGGAGCCCAAGTGAACATCACCAACCCGTCGAAAGCCATGATCGCTCTGGTCGGCCTAATCTGCATCACGATTCTCATGGTCACCGACTCGATCAGCCAGGACGCCGGTATCGGCCTCGTCAGCGCGATTATCGGTTACGCGATTGGCAACGGCATCGCCGCCAAGACTGGCCAGCCCGTCGAGCCCATCATCGGCAAGAAAGCCAAGAATTGACACTGCCCGACTGATTCGGTAAACCCAGGCCCACACCTGGACCCGACAGACAGGAGCAACAATGAACCTCAACCGCTTGGCCCTCGGCCTTGCCATTTCCGGTTTAGCCCTCGGCGCGTTATGGGACACCGGCCCCGACCCACAGCTCGAGACAGCCTTCCAGGCTCCCACGACAGCTGTCACGACCTTGGCGCCCGCCTCAACAACTTCCAGCAGCTCGACTACGTCCATGCCGACGACCGTGCCGGCCCCGACGACCACTGCATACGTTGGGGTACCGGCCGATCATGTTTGCTACAAATGGCTTCCAGCCATGCTTGAGGCCGGCTGGCCCCGCGACCCGGACATCCTTGCCACGGCCCTGACGATCATGTGGCGCGAGTCCAGGTGCACGCCCACCGCCGACTCCGGCCCCGATCACGGGCTCATGCAAATCAACCGTTACTGGTGCAACCCGTCGAAGTACAGCCAAGCCGGTTGGCTACAGGACCGCGGCCTGGTGACCGATTGCGACAGCCTGTTCGACCCGGCCACGAACCTGCGCGCCGCGCTTGCGATCTACCTGTACAGCCTCAATCGGAATGGTGACGGATTTCTGCCGTGGACCACGTACAGCGGAGCCTGACCTGGCAGGACCGAGCCGCCTGCCTCGACCTCCCGATTGAGACTTTTTTTCCGCTACCGGGCCCGCGCATGGCCCAACAGATCAAGCAGGCGAAAGCGATCTGTGCCACTTGCCCCGTTCAAACCGACTGCCTTGAGTACGCCCTCACGTTCGTACGCGGCCGGTACATCATGCTCCCAGGCATCTACGGCGGCACAACAGAGACAGAAAGATGGAAACTTGCGCGCACCCGTGTGATAAACAGCCAGTAACACCTCACCGACAGGAGGAAACCAATGGACCTATCCAACTATGTGGACGTCGCCACGCGACTGAAACTCGCCCTCGAGAAATGGCCTGACCTACGGGTCCAGGAAACAGGGCGCGAAATCATCGACCTGAACGGCAAGCCAATGTTGATCTGCACCGTGACGGTTTGGCGGTCGCCCGACGACCCGATCCCGTCGATCGCTAGCGCGGCTGAGCCCATTCCGGGGCGCACCAAGTTCAGCCAGGATTCGGAGGTGATGGTCGGATTCACATCGGCCCTCGGGAGAGCGATCGGCTACATGGGCGTGGGCCTGAACGGCTCGATCGCATCAGCGAATGAGGTCAACGCTCGCCGGGATGACGCAGAAGGCCCTACAAGCCCGTCAGAGCCTCGCAGGGCCCCAGTCGGCTCCGCTGTCCCACAATCCGGCGACGGCCCGTCACAGGCCCAACTTCGAATGTTGCAGGCGCTCAAGTACACGGGCCCTACCCCGCGGAACAAGCGCGAAGCCTCCGGCCTGATCGACACGCTCAAGCAAGCCCAACAGGCACTTGACGAGATGCGCGAAGCACCGGAGGACCCGTTTTGATGGGCACCATCCTCCCGCTACCCCGCACCAAGGTCATCGGCCTAACGCCGGGCGAAATGACCGTGGCCCGCAGCGAGGCCGAGGCTCGGCAGGCGGCGATCCGTGCTCGAGGCGCAACTAGCAACGGCCCACAGAACCAGTCGATCGAGAACGACATGATCGGCGTCATGGGCGAAATGGCGTTTGCGAAATGGTCCGGCCTCCCATGGGTCGCATCTAAGGGCGCGGACTACGACGAGCAGGGCTACGACGTCGGAAACTGTGAGGTCCGTACGCGCCGTCTCCAGTCGGCCGGCCTAGACATGACCGTTAAAGCGTCAGCACAGAACAAGTACGGCCCCGACCGCATCTACGTGCTCGCCTGGGCCAGCCCACGCAACAACCTTGTCCGGCTCGTCGGCTACACCACCCTCGGTTTCATCGTCGACTACGGCACGTTTCACCACACTTGGAACGCCTGGGTCCTACCGTGGCGACTCCTGATTGACCTGGAGGAACTAAATGCCCAGTGATGACATTGGCCGCGTCTTCAAGATCAACGAGAAAGCCCTGCAAAACGCTGTCGTCGAACTGGCCCGTTTGTACGGCTGGCTGGTGCACCACACACGCCCGGCCCAAATGCCGTCCGGCCGGTGGGCTACACCGATCCAGGGCAACGCAGGCTTCCCGGACCTGGTGCTCGTCAAGGGCCACCACACCATTTTCGTGGAGCTCAAATCGGCGATCGGACGCACCAGCCCACACCAAGACGCCTGGATCGCCGCACTACGCGAAGCCGGTCAAGAGGTCCACATTTGGCGACCTCGAGACATTCAGACCATCAAGGATCGACTTAGTGAAAGGAATTGATTACATGGAACATTTGCTCCGACAACTCGCCGAGGCGACCCGCACGATGGAGATCGCGACCACGCAAATCGATCACCTCAAGCACAAGGTCCACGACCTTGAGGTCGAGAACCAGCGCTTGCGCGACCAGCTGGCTTTCCGCTCTACGCAGTACGACGAGGTCGTCTTGATGAACCAGGGCCTGGTGGTCGCGGTCAATCGGCTGGAAGTCGACAACAGCAACCTCAAGGCCCGCATCGCCAAGAACCTGGAGCGCATCCGACGCATGGAGGAGGGCGAACTGTGATCGCCGAAGTCGTCATCTCGGACTATTGGGCCGACCGCATCGAAATCCTGCTCACCCTCGGCGCAGGCCTGGCCCTTGGCTGGATGCTCCGGATGCTGTGGGATAGTGGCAAATGATCGTCCGTTCAGCCAGGCCGCACCTCAACTACTCGGTCGTCCACAACAGCCTGATCGAGAACGAGGCCCTGTCCTGGAAGGCACGTGGCATCCTGATCTACCTGCTGTCCAAGCCCGATCATTGGCGTACCTCCACAGCCCACCTGGCCTCGGTGTCGCCCGAGGGTATCCATGCTGTCCGATCAGGCCTGCAAGAGCTCGAGCGTGCGGGCTACGTCAAGCGAATCCGCAAGCAGAACCCGAGCGGCCAATGGACGATGCACACCGTCGTGTTCGACCAACCACAGCCTGTGGATAAAGGTGTGGATAAGTCCTGAAGTTATCCACAGCCGAAGTCAGGTTTTCCGACGTTCGGTTTTCCCGCACGTTTAGTAAGTACTGACAGAGTAAAT